GGGATGGTGCAACCATGTGAGGATGCATTAAATGAATGTAAACAAGTATGGTATAATAAAAAAGAAGAGGGGCATAGGTTACATATAAACAATTGCTTACCTTTTTTAAATGGAATAAGACCTGTTTGGGGATCGCCCCCTGAACAAAGAAAAAGAAAAGTCTCTATGAAAAGAGGCATAAGTGCAAGGAGAAACGCATAATGGAAGAAGAGTTTAAAAAAGATTTAGAAATTTTAGAATCAGAAATTATTGATATTCAAAATCAATTAGCTAATGTAAATAGTCAAAGATCTGCATTAGCAACTAGAGCACAACAATTAGCTGGAGCAGCAGGATATTTAAGGGGTAAACTTAATATAGATATTCCTCCTGAAGATACAGTAGAACAGACACAAGAAGAGCCAAAAGAAACCACGGAGGAAAACTCGGAGGCTTAAAAAATGCCAACTACAGCAAATGAACAATTTGACTACATTAGAATTGATACCGGTGGAGGTGTTTTTACTAATAGAGATTTAGAAGCAAGATCTCTTACAGGAACTTCTTTTTCAGTGTTAGAAGGCACTGATGATTTTTTATATTTAGGAGATGACGCTAAGTTTGATATGGCAATATTTGATGTAGATGCTAGTGGCAGTCTTACAGCACCTTTAAAATATGAGTATTTTAATGGGTCTAATTTTGCAGAATTTATTCCAGACACTCAAGAATATAATATGGATCAAGCTGATGATGGTACATATACTGGAGAAGCATATGGGTTTATTGGAGATGGTGTAGAAATATTTCCAATGAGGATAATAAGCGATTGGGCTAAAACAACTGTTGATGAAGGACAGTCTGCATATTGGATAAGAATAAGTGCACCGAATGGTATAGCTACTGCTCCAACAATAAAAAATATTAGAAAAAGACCTTTAGAAGCCTACTGCACTACCAAAGAAGTATTTGAACTATTACAACTTGCGAATGTAACAGGCACTACAGATTTTACTACTGCTACTATTCCAACTAAAAATACAGTAGAAACTTATATAGCAGGAGCACAAGCTCAGATAGACTATCAAACTCGTAAATCTTGGAGAATGAATTATGTAGCTGATGAAAAACATGATTTTAATATTTTTGGATTCAAACCTGATAGAGCTAGCCCATATAAAATATTAGATTTAGCTGTATGGGATGGGAGTGAGTTTGATTCTAGATCCCAAGGTAGAGATAAAGATTACTTTTTAACAAGAGATACTGGAATGATACATTTTTCTAGATATTTCTTTTTACCCGCGAGATTTAGAGGGTTTAACACACCAACATTTAGATTTGGTGGTGGTGAATTTATAATGCCAGTTAGAATAAAATATTTATACGGTAGAAATATAGGTACAGATGTTAGAGAAGGTCCATTTGTTACTGAATTAACTAAGAAACTAGCAGCGATAGAAATACTCAAAAACTCTGACTTTGGTAATTTAGCAGTGAGCGGTATGGATAGAGTCCCATTACAACAAAAACTACAGTTATTTCAAGTTGAAGTAGCAGAGGGTATAGAGTCACTTAAGCGTGTGGAGATATTCTAGATGCCTACTGAACCAGTACCAGTAAATGAATTTATAACAGACTTAGAGGGTCAATGGACTCACACTAATGTAAGTGGGGCAGGTAAAAAACCGGGTTTCATAGAAGTTACAGGTGCGGGTGAACCTATGAGATACAACTTAAATGTAAATGATCAAGTTGTTGCTAGACCATCAGGACCAGCTTTACAAGAAATACCAATTGGAAACAGGAAATTTGGTAATAGAATTTATAATATTACATTGGAAATATATACAAACACAAGTAGACAACGTTTGTATGATGTAATGAGAGAAGTTAGGCGTGTTTGCCACGCAAGAATACATAGTTTAACTAACTTTCAACGTATCCAATTCATGGACTTTAATGAACAAACAAACGCCCAAGCTAATGTATGGGCAGGCACTGTATCAGTTCAACTGGTCAATAGTGCCATTACTTTAGAAACGTAAGGTTTTATAGTATAATAAAACGTAGGAGGAAATATAATGGCAATATTTCGAAGTGATCAATCACAATTAACATATGCAATGGAGGCGGCTCCGGGAGGAGACCCAGAATTAAATAATGGAACTTTAACAACAACTCATTGCGATATAAAAGGTGCAGTAACTGCGGGAACATCGCAAGTTGAATATGATGGCATAGCGAATGGTCCATTTACAGTTGGGGATATGGTTAGAATAGGTCCGGGTACATCAACAAGTGATGCGGGTAGTTCTACAGCAGCTCCTTATGAAGTAAGAAGAATAGTGCACGGCACTAACTTAGCAGCTGATGATAATACTATGTTCTTTGACAGACCTCTAGCATTTAATCATATTGATAATACTACTGTAACTGAAATATCTGCTGCCAGCACTACACAAGCTCACAAGATAATTACCGAAGTTCCGGGTGTATACGAGTCAGTTACAGTGCCAGATATGACTCCATCTTTTGAACCAAGATATTTATTAGGAAGCACTAATAGTAATAAAAGAGATTGGACAAAAATGTATGTTGGAGCACAATCATTTACAGGTTCTTTACCTAGTTTTATAGCACTAAATGGAAAGCCGCTTAGATGGGCTATAGGTACTGTATCTGACATTCCATCTGCTGTAGATAATGTAAGCTCAAATAACACTGATATAAATGGTGCTGTAAGTAAAGGTGATATTTATGTAACATTAGACGCTTCTCATGGATATAGTGCTGGAGAATTTATATGTTTTAGCATAAATGCTTCAACCCCAGTAACAGGGGCTTCAACTTCTGTGGGTCAAGAGGTTAAAAAAATTGCAGCATTCCCAAGTACAAATGTAGCAAGATTAGAAAGACCTTTTAGATTTGATCATCCTGATGATTCAGCTGCTAGAAGAGTGACTTCTGGTGCGACTATAAAACATCACATAGATGAAGCTAATATTTTAGACACAATGTCATGGCATTTACACATGAGAGATAGTAGTGAAACAGCTGCTAATGATTTTGATAGAAGATTTGTAGGAGGCTTTGTAGGTTCTTGTAATATTTCTGCAGATGAGGGTGGTATGTTAATGACTGGTTGGGACAGTGTACAATTCTTAGACATGTTCCACAATCAAGAAAATGTATCACAACCTAATGTAAATCCGGGATCTGAAGCTAATAACACAGGTGTATTTAGTTCGGATTCTTTTGCAGCAGGTTTACCAAGATTTACTGACATGTTAAAAATTACTGGTAGTGATATATCATTTCCTAGCACTGAACCATATTACTTCTCTCAAGGATCCGTTAAATTTATGGGTCAAGAATTTGCTAGAGTTAGAAGTTTTAACTTAGGAATTACAAATGGTGAGGAAGCTAGATACTACATAGCCCCTAGATTTGGCAGACAAAGAGGTCCAGCTGAAATTAGAGAGGGAAGAAGAAGTTATGGGTTATCATGTACACTTGCTTTACCAGATACAGCTGCATCTGCTACTGGAATAGCTAGAAATTCAGCGACTGAGTTCTTCAAGCAGATAATGATGGAAGGTAATTATGGAAGTGGGATGGAAGGATTTAATATCGAGTTGACCTTTACTAGAGGAACTAATGATATAATTCAAATATTAATCCCAGCGGATTACACTTCAGGGGATGAGACATCTGGAGCAGGGGTAGGAGTAGCAGAGAATGGTGCTTTCTTAACAGCAGCCCCACACCCAATTAGTGGTGAGCCTCTATTACAAATAGGTGCGGAGTTTAGTTGTAGAAATTTAAAAATAGTAGTAACGGATACAGAAAAAGAATATACATAGGAGGTATATATGACAACAGAGTCAAGTCCAGCAAAGCAAACTTTTGATATAGAAAAATACAAAATAAGTAAAGAAAATCAAACTTATACTGTTAAAGTAAACGGAGATGAGTTTGATGTTGTGGTTAAACCAATGACGTGGCAACTTAAAAATGAGTTGATCGCAAACTGCATGAAGTTTGATACACAAGGTAATTCTTCTTTTGATAGTGGTAATTACATAAAAGAAGTGTTAAAAACTATAATTGTAGAAGCACCGTGGGGTGAAACCACGGATGACTTTTTAGGTTCAATTAATGCGGATTTAGGAGCAGCTTTAGAGAAGTTAGTTCCATCAGCATTTGATGCATCGTTTCAAGAGGTTGATGTAATAAAAAAAGGATAGATCGATTTTTAAGAGGAATAAACGTGTCAACAAAAGAATCGATCTTGTTTACACATTTTTCAACCACGTTGACACTAATAGAGATGGGATTATCATATACAGAAGTTAAAAATTTATCGGATACAGAAGTTACAATGTTGTTAGCAACTAATGCAGCCTTCCATGAGTATAAAAACGAACAAATGGAAAGAAATTCAGTTCACCAACAGGCGGCTTCACATCCAACACATCCAAAAGGATATTAATAAATGGCAGAACAATATGACATAAGGTTTCAATTGATGGCTGATGCAGCTACAACTGCTGCTATTCAGGGTAATCCGACTGGTGTATTACCGGGGGGTGATTCAGAAAGTAGAGACAATCAAAGAAGGCAACTACAAGCTCAAAATAAAAGTTTAGCTGCTTTGGTTGGGGTGCAGTTTAGTATAGCAGCACTACTTAAAAACTCTCAAGTATTCACAGGTACTATTGGTGCTTTATTTCAATTGTTGGGAGCATTTATTGATATTACTTTAGCCCCACTTATGCCAGCTTTTGCTAATGTATTATCTTTTATAGGTAGTAGAGGTCCGGGATATGTAAACTTTATATCTAATTTAACTAGTCAAATAGCGACTGGTATTAGAAATGTAGGGGGTTTTTTAGCACAAATTTATCAATCAATTGCAAGTATAGGTGCCCCAGTATTTAGTTTATTTGATAAAGATGGTGTATCCGCAGATGGAAGATTGAGATTGTCTGACATTCTTGCTGGTTTAGGAACTGCTGTATTAGGTAGTGGTATATTCGCAGCATTACAAACAGGTTCAAAGAATTTAATAACTGCTACAGTCGGGTCTATGATGCAAGGAACTTTGGGTAAATTAACAGGTTTTATAAAAGGGGTAGGTTTTGTAAGTTTAATTTTTAGTGGTCTTAGTATCGCAAACATTTTTGAAACTTCAGGAATAAAATCAGGTGTTTTAGCAATAGCTGACTTTATGTTAGCCACAGTATTCGCGTCAATAGGTGCTATATTAGGTGGTTTAGCTACAGCAGGTTCTCCTATAGGGGTACTTCTTGGAGGTGCTTTAGGAGGTGTAGGTTATCAAAAATTCTTATCACCTAAATTCTTCGGTGGAGATGGAGGATTAAGAGCTGCGGGCTCATTTACTTCGTCAGGAGGTGGTTCTTCAGCCCCACCAGATAGAGCTCAAGCTTATGATCGTGCTTTAGCATTTCCAGTATCAGACACGGCATCATATGTAGCATCAGGTAATACAAACTTATATGACTATGATAGAGCCGCAGGTAGATCAATGGCAGGGAGATAAGAGATGGCGGCAAATGCATTATCAATATTATTATTTAGTGGCGAAACAGATGGTTCAGCATTAAGATATGCTTTAAAAGCTGACGCTTTTTCTCTTAACTTTGTTAAAACCCCTATACAGACACCGTTACCTCAAGGCGGGCAGCCTATAATATTGGACTTTGGGCACATAAGACCTACTCTTACTATTAGTGGTTTAGTGGATACAACAGCTCCCGGAAGCACTGAAAATCAAACGGGTCCAACTAAAGACAGTAGCTCAACTTATACAGTACCAAGTAAAGAAAATTTAGAAGACTTTGTTACAAGTAAATTTTTTGATAAAAACACGCAACCTGTTGAAGTAATACTTTCAGATGGGACATCAACATCAGTCGCAGAATATAGAGGTGCTATATCTCAAGCTAGATTTGATTTAGCTCCCGCTACTGAAGATAGATTCGCATTTACACTAGTCTTGGTATGTGAACTGAGGAAATCAGGTACGTAATGACAGATCCATTAACTTTTCAACAATCACGCGTATACATCTGGACTCAAATAGGTGAATTAAATGATACATCAGACGATGGTGGCACGGGTTCTGGAACTGGTATATCTACTTCTAGAACAGCTATAACAGTTAGAAACGCTAGATTTAATGGTGAAAGTGCTTCTACTGGACATAGAATTGAACAAGGCATGGATATTCTTATAGATTCAGAAATGATGAAAGTTACTGCTTGTAGTAATAGAACTGATACGAGTATTACCGTAGCAAGAGCTGAACATACTAATGCGAAAATCGGTAGTATAGGTGGTTCTGCAGCTCAACATTTAACAGCAGCTAAAATATTCGGGTGGACAGAATTAAAAGACTTTACCGCTGGGACTACATTAGCCCAAGGTTTTAGTATTACTGATAATATATATGAAGCTAGAATGTTAGAGATTGTATTTAGTAACGCACCACAAACATCAAGATATGGTGTAGGTAATTTAGAAGGTCTATTATTAGAAAAAACACCGATAAAAATAGTTGATGGGGCTAACTATTCAGTATTATTTAGTGGTAAAATAGCTAGGGTTACAAAACAACACTCTCTCGCAGAGGGTAATACAATAGACATTACAGCGTATGATTCTTTATATGAGATGGGTAGGAGTAAACTTACAGGTGATGACGCTGTGGTTAAACTATGTGATGGTAATGGCTCTGTCGTAAGCATTGCAAATGGGGGAATAAATCAAGCTGCGGCGGGTTTTTATAAAATATCTGAAATAATATCGGCATATATTCAAAGATTCCAACATGCGGGCAGCACTACTGCGTTAGGTGTAGGTGCAAATACTACTACTGTAGAAACTGTTTCAGGAAGCACTGCTAGATTTGATCCTTCTAAAGAAAAAAAGAAGACAAATGGAATTGCCCATAATTTTAGTTTAGGGGTATCTAATCAAAGTGTATTAAAAGGTGTAACTAGATTAGCACTGTCTGATGAAAGCAGTGGTAGTAGATTTGGATATACATATTACGTTGATCCAAATCAAACTAGTTTTTCTGCAGCACATAAACCTGCTGTTATGTTTAATTACTTTCAATCTAGTTATTATCCGGGATCACCTCAAAGTGCTACTCCAATGACTCCTGTACTCAGAATTAATCATGATAATGCCACAGCAGTTTCTGAAAATGGTATTACAAGGTTAATGAAACCGGGAGCGTCTTTTGATAACTTAGATATAGAACAAGTAAATATAATTAATGTTAGATACAGAGATAAACAAGGTGTTCTTAGACAACTTGAGATGGAAGTATTTAATTATAAAAATGTTAAAAATACCAATAATGCTTTGAGCACCGCTTATGAAACTAGTAATTCAGGTAAGGCTTTAGAAGCAGCACTTGATAGCACTGCTAACGCGGCTGACAGACGTGATAAACACGGAACTCATGACCCCGTTTTAAATGCTGGTGGTGAAACTGAATTTGAAGGCAGAATAGTTGATGGAGATGGGAACTTGATAGGTTATTTACAATACGCAAGTAATGTGCAAGCAACTACTGCTGATGAAGTTAATAAAGCAGGATTTGCTCTACTATCTGGAACTAGCACTAGAAGAGCTAACTCAACTGTGGTAGCAGGTGAAAAATTATATTTAAATAAAGTTGCTAACGATGATTACTTTACATTAACAGATAGTGTAAGCAATGAAGATGTAGATCCTTTTAGACCACAAACAGTTAAAGAAGAAAAAATTGTTATTAATATGGACTTTGGCATGGAGGATAATTACCATAATATTAGAGAAGCAGTTGCCGCTAGAATACAACAATCTATGATGCCTAAAGTTAGAGGTAGATTCCAAATAGAGAGAAATTACCCATACTTTTCTCTTGAAAATCAACTTGTAGGGGGTGATACCATTACAACTACAAGTAGTGGATCATATACTATAAATGAGGTTACAGATGCAAATGCTGGTAGTGGGGGATTAGTAATGGATGCTGTCGGTGCTACAACAGGACTCGTAGCTTTTGGAGTTAGAGCGGGGCATTCTATACTAAAACTTACAGGGCAACATGGAACTGCTGCGGCGTATGGATATATAGCTAAAACAGATAACGATGAATTTACAACAGTATTAAATACTGGTAATTTAGCTGCCAACGATTATGTTAGAATATATGTACCATTAAGAGCGGGTGCAACTATAACAGCTGACGTGCCGTTCCAAAATCTTGATACTACAAAAGGTGGTAGAATGGTGGTTACGTCATTAGTATATACAGAAACTGCTGAAACATCTTATACAGATATAGAAACGCTAGGTTTAAGAGGGGCTTCAACTCAAGATACAATTTCTGCATACAGACCATCAATAAATAATTTAGATGATTACGTAGATGATGATTATGCTGGTAGTTTTGCACCTTTTTCATATGATGGTGTAGCTCATTTTACTGGTAGAATTGGAGCGGGATTGACGGATGGTACCGCAACAGGCGTTGGAATAAACTGGACTGAGGGTCTTTTATATTTTAATGGACAAGTATATGATATAGCAGCTGGTGATACCACTGGAACGTCAATAGTTGGTACTGATTCTGATAATGATGGGATGGCAGATACTAGATTCATATTATTTTTTGAACCTGAAGCAAGTATAACAGCTTTTCAATTTAATACAGAACTTGCATATGAACAACGAAACGCAAGAGCAGGAAGAGAAAGTGTTTCTACTGCAACTTATCCATACGCACAGCAGAGATTGACTATTGCAAAGTTTTGGGGATCAGCGACTAATATACACGCATCTAATTCAGATGGAGCAAAAGCTAAAATTGTGCCTTCCATACGACTAGGTGGTTCAAGAAAACAAGATGGTGCGACATCTTATTCTGGTACAGCCATAGATACAGGCGGGCAAGCACCATTTGTAATAGGTGGTAATATGTTGGCAGGAGATGTAGATAATAGTTGGGTTCCAACTGAAGATGATGAATATAACTTAGGCACTGTTACAGGTGGCACTGGTAGTAGTGCTTTTAGATGGAAAGAAGTATTTTTAAATCCAACTGGTGCTGGGTCATCAAACTTTGATCTTCAAATTAGTACTGCTGGGCAAGTTATTAAAATAACCAGTTCAGCTAGATATAAAGAAAATATTAGAGGATTAGAAGTAGACACGAGTAAATTGTATGATTTAAAACCAAGTACTTTTAATCATAAAAACACACCAGAAAAAATAGACTTCGGGTTGATAGCTGAGGAAGTTGAAGAATTTGTACCTGAGTTGGTAACATATAACGAAGAGGGGCAAGTAGAATCGGTTAAATATTCATTGTTATCAGTTTTACTCTTACAAGAGCTTAAAAAGTTAAGACAAGAAATAGACGATCTAAAAAATGAAGCTAAAGAATAAGATTGTAAGGCTTCGAAATACTAATTATTTCATGTCTACAGCTGAGATTGCTAGACAAGTAGGCGTAAGTAGACAGTATGCCAGAGAAGTTTTATTAAAAAATAATCTCGCATCAAACGTACCTCAAGCTAAACCTGTGATATACTGTAAAGTATGTGATGAAGTAATCACAAAAGATCAACGAAGTAGGGGTAGAGTACACAGGGGTGCATGTGCTTTCGCATGGAATCGAATAAGATTAAAATGTACATGGTGTAGAACACCATTTTATAGAAGCAGAAAAAGAGTGCGACAAGGGCACAAGTTAAAACTTAAAAACGTATACTGTACTACAAAGTGCTATCAAAAATATAGGAAAAATAAATCATCAAATGAAAATAGATAACGATTTAATACTACAATGGGAGCCTAAAATAAATAAAATGTTATCTAATATCTTTGTTCAAGGTTATGATCGGGATGATCTAGCTCAAGAACTACGCATGATAGTTTTAAAAGCAGCTAAGTTATATAAACCTAATAGAAATGCTATATTTCATACGTATCTACATACAGCTATGGCTAACAGATTAAAAACTTTATGGATGCAGTCTAGTAAAAAAATACACGGTCAAAGTTTAGACGCGACTACAAGTGATGAATCAGGTGAAGGTAGCTATAAATTAAGTGATTTTGTAAAACAATTAGATGAAAATTTAGATGAAGTAGAATTTATAGATTATTTAACGTCATTAGGTCTTGATGAGGGCGAAAAACAATTCTTAAAAGATAAATTTATGAATAAAACTATGAAGACCATCGAAGAAAACTTAAAAGAGCTATCAAAAATAAATAGTGTCGATGGTAAAGAATCTGTGATAAACTATTCCATATACAAAGTAAAAAAATCTTTGCGTAATAAAATAAACGAAGAGAAATAATATTGGAAAATTATAATTTTATAGAATCAGGCATCATTTTTGGGTTGTGTGATGCAGGTAATTACAAGCAATTTGGTTTTGGCGTAAAAGATTTCGCCGAGCACGCTAATGCATATGTATTTATACAAGACCATATTGATGAATACAAAGAGTTTCCTACAACAGAAGTGTTACTAGAAAAATTTAACACTTTGAAACCTGAAGCACAATCAATTAATTTTAATTACGCGTTAACTGAGTTCAATAAACAAGTTATGTTTAGACATATTGTAAACTCATTTACTAACAATAAGAATTTGCTTAGAGAAAATCCTAAAAAAGCCCTCGGCTCAATAATGGATAGCTTAAATGATGTAGAGATATTACACGATGCAGATGTTAATCAGTATGACACTGGGAATATGGATAGATATGAAGAGTGGCAAAAGAAAAATAAGATTAGAAAACTAGGGGACGGTTTAATAGGTATCCGAACACCTTTTAGAATGGTGAACGCTACAGGTGTGGGATGGCAAAAAGGAGATTTAATTAGTGCTTATGCACGTCCTACTGTTGGTAAGACATGGTTGTGTTGTAAGTTAGCAGCCGATGCGATACTTAGTGGGCATAGAACCTTATTAGTATCGACTGAAATGCCTACAGCATCAATAGCGTTAAGGATGGATGTGTTATTAGGGCATGCAGCTGGCTATGAATTATCACACACCGCATTACGAACAGGTCATAAAATAGATGAGGATAAGTACAAAGAGTTTTTACAGAAGACTGATTTCAAAAACTTATTAGTATGTGATCATATTAGCGGGGAAGATAGTATATCATTACCTAGTATTACTAATTTAGTTCGTAAGTATAAACCACAAGTATTAATAATAGATGGGGTGTATTTAATATCTACTCATGACTCTAATAAAGCTGCGTGGGAACAATCACATTCACTATTTTACGGCTTAAAAACAATGGCATTATCTACAAATACAACTGTAATAGCTTCTACTCAAGCTACTAGAGATGCTGCTAATATGTATACACAACCAACTGCAAGTCAAGTAGCGTTTGGAGATGCATTAATAAGAGCTTCTGATGTAGCATTATCAATGTGTATGGTAGAGGGTGAGCCAAAATTAAGAGAAATAGCATTTCAAAAATACAGGGACGGGGATTTAGGTGGTAGAGAAGCAGAGTTTCTTTGGGATGTCGATAAAGGAAAGATTGAGGAGAGTAATGAGTCGTTTATCTAATAAATATAAATGTGGAAAATGTTCTGCACAGGGTACGTTACCGGTAGGGTATACTATTATTGACCCTAATGCATTACTATTTAAAACTGTTTTAGGTTTAGTTAAAAATGATCCGCATTGTTTTCAATGTGGGACTACATTCCCTGATAATTCATACGAGAATATGAGGTTTTGGAAGGAGTCTAATGGTTTTGTCTACAGAATCAACGAAAAACGAGATTGATTGGCTAAAAGCTCTAATAGATCTAGGTGTAGATATACCTAGTGGAGAGAGCCAAGTGTCTATTTTATGCCCATTCCATCATGATACTAGTGAGTCATGTGCCATAAATTTAGATAAAGGTGTATGGATATGTTTCGCAGGCTGTGGTCAAGGCGGCTTAAAAAATTTTATTAAAGAATATAAAGATTGGCAATATTATGAGGTAGCTGATTACCTAAGTATATATAAATCTGTTATTAAAGATGATTTATTTACATTTGAAGAAGATGAACAAGAGATTGAGCTACCTGAAATTGATATACCATACACATTAGGTGCTGTACCACAATGGATATTTGATAGAGAATTCTCTAAGAGTAGTATGCGAAAGTGGCGTTGTGGTGTTACAGGTCGTAATGGGTTAGTTATACCTATGCTAGATCAAAATGAAAGAGCAATTGGATGGGCGATCAGACAAGAGAAGCAGATACCTAAGTATCTATATTCAAAGGGTCTCAAAAAATCACATATATTATTTGGGCACCATTTAATTAATACACAAGCAGATATATTGTGTGTAACAGAAGGACCTTTAGACGCCATGTGGCTAACACAACTAGGCTTTAATGCAGTTTCTATTTTAGGTGCTATAGTTTCAAAAAAACAAGTAGAGTTATTATTAAGTTTGCCAATCAAAGAAATTGTGGTATGCTTAGATAATGATGATGCAGGACAAAAAGGTAAAAACAGATTGATTAAAGAGTTGCAGAACAAAATTGCATTATCTTTCATTGATATACCTAGTGAATATAAAGATGTTCAAGATGTCCGATCTTATGATATACTAAATAATATAATAAACAATAGACGATACTGGTAAGGAGGATATATGTCTGGGATCAGTATGATACAAGATAATTTAAATAATAGAGTTAATAGGGCAGGGCAATCTAATAGTGGTAAAGAGATTTGGTTGAAAGATGGAGATGAAGTCTTCATGAAACCGATAGCCACGGGTAAAGAAGATGATCCGTTTTTGGAGCAATACCATGTGTATGAGTTCCAAAGTGGTCCTGATAAAAGAATAAAATCTGTTTTAGTAGTAGATGGGGAGCCTGTTGAGGCTGTACCAACTGAAGCAATGTCATGGGAAGATGGCAGAAGAAGACTCCCTAGCAATAAGTTTGCTATTTGGGCGTATGTAGAATCAATCATACATCCTGAGCAAAGAGTTGATACATGGGAAGAAGTAGTGAGTGCTACAGGAGTTAAAAAGTATAAAGAGACTATACAAGACTTTAAAGTATTCTCTTTAAAATTCGGTAGAGGTAGCGGTAATTGGGGTCAACTCGTAGATATATTCAACGATATAGGCACCTTAGATAAATTTGTAGTCTCAGTTAAAAGACGTGGAGCATCAATAGATACTACGTACACTATTACAAATACTAATAAAGCGTTAGAGATACCAGAAGATAAACAAGCTGAGATTAAGAATCTGATGCCAATGAAAGATTACTTAGACCAGAGATATGGTGGTAGTTCGTCAGTAGATACATCTGTACCTGATACAGCAGTGTCTGTAAATGATGACGATGACGATGATGATATGCCCTTTTAATGGGAACCTCCATAACTATAAGTCCTTCGGTTGATGTCCTACCGGGGGACTTAGCTAATCCAATGATAGTAACATCAAAAACATTTGAAAAGACACTACAGTCATTACCTAGTACCCCAGAATTTATAATTGATGTGGAAACTAATGGTTTAGATCCGTACAACATGAATCAACTTTGTGGTATAGGTTTGACAAATATGTCTGGAAATGATACTTTTTACTTCCCGTTTAGACATCAATCTGAGGAACCTAATTTATCTCAAGAAAATTTAGACTTACTAGTAGCTTATATAAATACTAATTGTAAGACTTTAATAGGTTACAACGTAAAGTTTGATGCTAAGTTTTTAGAGAATGAAGGTGTAAATATTGACAATATGAAACTTGTCGATGTTTTAGTTATGGTCCGCATGACTGAGCCGACTACAATAAACCAGCTTAGTTTGACAGATACTATTAACCGTACTTACGGAGATGAAGCAGGTAAATACGATCTAGAAACTAAACAAATATTAAGAAAGAATAAATGGACGAAAGACTTTTCTCTCGCCCCACCATCTGTTTTAGGTCCATATTGTATAAAAGACGTTGAATGGACTCGTAGAGTTTATACAGATAGGCTTGTAAAATTAGATGAGACAAAGCAATCAGAACTATTTCAATTTCAATGCGAGTTAACTAAAGCATTATACGACATGGAAAAACGTGGGATACCTATAAATAATCAATACGCTAAAGTTGCATATGATAAGATGGTTAAAAGAATTAGTGAGCTAAGGACTAAGATACATGAATTAGCAGGACAAGAATTTAATGTTAATAGCCCTAAACAGATCGGAGAAGTGTTTAATGGTATGGGAGTCCACTCTCCTGCTAGAACAGGCACGGGTGCGGAAGCGTGGAATGAAGCAGTATTAGTGCAACTCAATAACCCGCTTTCAGGCATGATTAGACAATATAGAACTCTTGATAAATATAGAGCTACATACATAGAACCGTATTTAGAAATGCCAGTGCTACATACTAACTTTTGTAATTGGGGTACAGTCACAGGTAGATTATCATCACGCAACCCAAACTTGCAAAATATACCTAGAGATGTGGTATATGTAGAGGATAGAGAGTTATCTGATGCAGATAAAGTTGATGTAAAAGATAGAGTAGCCGCATTAATATCTAGTAAGGGCGGTAATTCACAGACAGAGTTAACCGATGAAGTTATAAAAACATGGAGTTTTTTAGGTGGGGATAAATTTAATCAATATGATCCAAAACAAGTAGCAATAAGACATTTATTTATTCCAAGACCCGGTTATAAAATGATTGCATATGATTACTCACAGATGGAAGTACGTGTATTTATGTACTACGTTAATAATGAAGAGATGAATAAACTCATGAAGCAAGAAAATGTTGATTTTCATGGTGAAGCAGCTAAAATTGCATTTAATATTAAGGAATCTGACCCTCAATTTAAGTTTTTTAGACAATTAGCTAAATCAATCACATTCGGAGTAATATATGGCATAGGAAGAGATAAACTATCTATGCAACTCAATACTACACCTATGGAAGCGGCAAATTATAAAACAACATATCTTAATAATATGAAAGGTTCTAAGAGATTCTTTGACGCGGTGGTTAGAACTATCAAGACTAGAGGGACAGTGCGTAGTAGATACAATAGAATATACAAAGTACCAGCTGATTTCGCATATAGAGGTGTAAATTATTTAATTCAAGGTACGAGTGCTGATATTATGAGCGAAAGAATGGTTGAAGTACATAAATATTTAAAAGATAAGAAAAGTAATTTATTATTACAAGTGCATGATGAAATAATATGTGAGATACATGAAGATGAGTTCGATGAAGTGGCGGATAAGATTAAAGATTTGATGGTAGTTAATACTTTAAATATACCATTAGAGGTAGATATGGAGATATGTGATCCATCATGGGCAATAAAAAAAGATGTTAATGAAAAAGAAACAAATATTTTTAAATTAGAAGAACAAATAGACTGGAGTTAAATGAAAGTCATAGCAAAGAAAAATGAGTCGTTTGAAAAGTTATTAAGACGGTTTAAAAAACAATTACAAAAAGATGATACGTTGAACACTTATAGACAGAAACAAGAGTTTGTACCTAAGAGTGTGCAAAAACAACAACAAAAAGCAAACAAACTAAGAAAGAGTAGGGAGCAAAATGTCTAATAAAGATATATTCCATTGTGAAGAAAATGACGATGAAGTTATATATTATGATGGACTTAAAGAAGCTTTTATAGGGTTAGGACACCAACAGTTTAATGGACCTTACGCTATATACGATAGGGAAAAAGCAATAGAGATATTTGCCAGAGATTTTTATAAAGAAAAGAAAAAAGAATATGATTTTGAAAACATGGATGCTAAGGAACGATTAGCTGTGGTGCAAGAAGTAGGAGATGAAGCGTACATGGAAGCTGTAGAATACTTTGAATATAATACTGAAGGAGCATGGGTAGGGGATAGAACCCCTATATTTGTAGTAATGAAAGACTTATTAACACCTATGGATCCTATAGAGGAGACTAACTAATATGCCGTCAGGATGGAATAACCCCAACTTTAAAGGGGATTTTACAGAAGGGGAGTGGCAAGATAGAAAAAAGAATTACCCTAATTTATCATGGGAAGAATATAGACAACTAAAAGAATGGAATGTAGAAG